AAACATCTGTTAGACAAAGCACATATATTACTGAAAGATTGTTCTTAATACATGATGATGTTAAGAAGAGAGTCTTAGAAGCTCTATTAGAGACTGCTAAGATTGCAATGAGAGGAACTAGTAAGAAGTATAATTTTATCTTAGATGATTATTCTAGAGAACTAGTTACAATTGATGGAGATCAATTCTCAGAGTTAGATTATGGTTTAGTTGTAGATAATTCTATGAACACATTAGAATTAACTCAGAAACTAGATACATTAGCTCAAGCAGCTCTTCAGAATCAAACATTATCATTCTCTTCTATTATGAAGATCTTCAATAGTAAGTCTCTTGCTCAAATTCAAAGAACAATTGAAATTGATGAGGCTGAAATTCAAGAAAGACAAGCTCAGCAAGCAGAAGCTGAACAACAAATGGCTCAAGCTCAACTAGAACAACAATCTCAGTTAGAACAAGCTAAACTTGAATTAGATAAGTATAAGATTGATCAAGATAATCAAACTAAGATTCAAGTTGCTACTATCTCTGCTTTAGGATTCTCAGAAGATAAAGATGTTAATCAAAATAATGTTCCAGATGTCTTAGAGATGAATAGACTTGCTCTAGATGAAATGAATGCTATTGAGACTAATAATCTTAAGAGAGAAGAACTAAGGATCAAGGAGAGAGAAGTTGAAACTAAAGCTCAAACTGAAAAGTATAAAGCAGATAAGAGTTTAGAAGTTGCTAGAGAAAATAAAAATAAGTATGACACTAAAAAGAAACAAACATGAAAGAAGGTATCATAATGGCAATAGTGTCTCTAGTGACAAGCACTATAACCTACTTTATTACAAGCAAATATAAGAGAAAGAAAGAATCTTTTGAAGTTACTAAAGAATCTAGTGATTATTATATTGAGACTAATAGAAGTCTTTTAAAGGAGATAGATGAAAGAACTGAACAGATCATTGATCTTAATAATAAAGTAATATTGTTAACACAAGAAAATACTAAACTGAAAGCTCAATTAAGTGATTTGCAAATAGCTTGTGATAAGAACACACAAATTATTAAAGAACTACAATCACTTGTAAAACAATTGAGTGCACAGATTAGTTTAAAATAAAATATTAAAGGAGAAGAAGAATGGCAGAAGTTGAATTTTTAGGTCTAGATGACTTTATGACTGTTCCAGATATTGAAACAGAGGAAGTTGAAGACCAAGAAGATAAAGAAGAAATTGAAGACTCTACTGAAGAAGTAGAAGATAAAGAAGATACTAGTGAGGATGATAATCCAGGGGGAGTAGCTAGTGAGGATCAAGAGACAGAGGAAGAAGACCTGAATGAGGAAACAACTTCTTCTCCAAATGTCTACACTAGCCTAGCAAATGCTCTCAAACAGGAATCAGTCTTCCCTGATCTTGATCTATCAAACAAAGAATTAAAAAGTTGGGATGATTTCAAAGACATATTCAAAGAATATGTAGAGAAAGAAGTTGAATCCAAACTTGATGAGACTAATAAGTTTCTTAAGAAAGCAATTGAAAATGGAGCAGATACCAAAGAATTGGTTCAGTATAAGAACACTCTTAACTACTTAGAAAGTCTTACAGAAGAACAATTAAAAGAAGAAGGTGAAGCTGGGGAAACACTTAGAATGAATATAATTTATCAAGATTATATCAACAGAGGGTTCTCACCAGAGAAAGCTGAAGCTAAAGTAAAAAAGATCTTTGATAGAGGAGATGATTTGGATGAAGTATTTGATGCATTAGAATCAAATAAGGATTTCTATAATGAGAAAATTGAAAAGATTAACACTGAGGCAGAAGAAAGGACAAAGAAGCTTAAAAGGCAACAAGAAGAGTTCTATAATGATCTTTATGATTCTATTTCTAAAGATAGAGAACCTATTAAAGGAATCAAGATCACAGAAGAAACTTCAAAGAAGATTCTAGACACTCTTAAGAAACCAGTAGAAAAAGATGAAGCTGGAAGAAGTCTTAATGCAATTCAAAAATATGCAAAAGATAATCCTAAAGATTTCCAGAAAGTAGTTGGTACTTTATTTGTACTGACAGATGGTTTTAAGAGTTTTGATAGGATCATGAAGGTTACTAAGAAAGTTGCTAAACAGAAAGCTGTAAATGATTTAGAAAAAGTTCTTACTTCTCAGCATATAGGATTGTCAGACAATCCCCTTCAATTTGGAAGTTCTTCTATAGGAAAGTTTGGAAAAGACTATGAAATTATTCTTAATGATGAAGAATATTAATAATTAACTGAATAGAAATGATTGGAAAGTATGTAATGAGAGAAGCCAAAACCTTAAATGGATTGGTTTCTGATAATGCTTTAGCTTCTGTATTCCAAGCAGCACCACAGAAAGCTTCTAACCTTATGATTAAATTACTCTATGCTAATAGAGGTATGAGCTTAGAGAGAAATTTGATGAGATTCCCTGTTAAGTATTTTGATACTGATAATGACTATACTTGGGAATT